AGTAGTCCCGGCATCGGACCACGTCCGACTTAGGTTATCTAGTGATTGCGCCATAGCGGCCCCCTATTCGTAGTTTTGGTAAACAAACAGGTCGTCGCCGCCTGCCGTCAGTGTGATTTGGTCGCCATCGGAACCGAGGACGGGCTCGTAGAGCACATAATTCATATCCTTCCCGAACGTCTTGCTCTCGACGTAGCCCTCGGTCTGCGTCAGTTCAGTGGGGGTGACGCCCCTACCCAAGACAACCAAGGAATACAAGCGGCCGTTGTAGGGCAGCGTGGTGCCGCCACGAGAGCCGATATACAGCGGGTAGTTGCCGTAGTTGCCAATGCCTTGGTCTGTGGTGCTAATGGCGGCTTGAACTGCATTAACGCGCAGGATCGCGCTGTCGCCAGAAATATCCCCGAGGCCCGTTTGAATTAGTGTTGCTGGTGGGTTATACGCAGCGTCATTTGCTAGCGCATTGCCGGAAACGTTATACCTACTTACAAACGCAACGCGGTAGGTTGTCAGATTCCCGTTACCGGACATAAGAAACGCCCCGGTGTTGGAATCTCCATTATTGGACAACTCAACCAGCGCGCCGTAAGTGCCGCCAGTCAAACTTCTTACCCCCGCGAACACGGACATCTCGTCCGTTGCGGTGAAATCAATCGAGTTCGTCACCAGCGCATCATTGCTGCCATCAAACAGCAGGTAAGGCGGGAACCCTGTCGTGTCGTAGGTCAGTGCATCGACAACACGCTGATACGGCGGGAGGGCAGAGGATTCGTTGGCGACTCGGAGGTCGGCTCCCCAGATGTAAATGCCGCTTACGCCGTCGCCGGTGTAGGAACCACTTGTGCCAGAAGAAATCAGGTAAAGCTGAATACTTCCGGACGTTCCAGCAGCGGTGTTTGTAACTGAGATTCTGTACCAACCATCACCCAGATTCGATATAGAAAACGATTTAGGTTCGGTAAGACTACCCCCGGCTACAGAAAAAGTTGTCCCGTTGGAAAGGTCAAAACCACGATACCCTGTTGCTGAAAACGTAAAACTTCCAAGAGCAACGCGGGTGCGGCCAGCGGCTTTTACTGCAAAGCTAAAGGTGTAATCAGCACCAACAGTTGCTCCAGCAACGGTAAAACGAACATCATGAAAACCTGTTGTCGTATTTTCTTGGATGAAATCCGCAGTATTGCCTCCCAGCGGGTCCGTTGTTGCGGTTGTGTTTGCGACTGAGCCACTACCAAAGGCGTTAAACCCCACCTTTGACCACGCCGCGTTATCAAACTGCTCCGTATACGTCAGCAGGTTGTACTTCGCACTCAGCGCAGGCCGCTTCGTCGAGTCCGTCTGGTAGGCGTGGTTGCCGGGGAGTTCGCGGACGGAGATGTTATCCCAGTCAGTGTAGACAGCCGCAGACGACGACGTAGTACGGAGCGTCACCCATGTTGTAGATGTAGCGGCGAAAAAATACCTTGTGATCGACCCGCTTACAATTGTTGTCCCTAAAATAGAGGCGTCGTTGTTGCTGTTTCCGATTCTAATAGCCGAGCCCGCTGCCCCTCCAACAACCGTAAGCTCTAACTTATAAAGCCTTCCCGCAGTAGTCGCAAAGGAAGTTCCTACCGCCGCGACAGTCGTTCCGTCCGGGGTTAATCGGCCCGCTTCCGAGTCAGAGACAAAAGACCCGCCGCCAAACAGTGACCATCCGGCCGTGTCGGTCGTGAACGTCCCATTCGTGACAAGCTCACTGCCGAGCGTAAGCCCCTTGCTCTTATCCAGCATCAGCCCAACAGTGACAGCCGAGCCTGCACCGGGGGTGGCGACGGGCGTGGTTCCGGCGGAGTCGGAGAACAGGGTCGTCAGGTCGCTGGGGTCGTACCAAGCGCCCGCCTCGCCTGCGGCGAACAGCGATGCTGGCGAGAACCCGCCAGCGCGGCGCAGCGCCAGCGCTGGCAACGACAGATCGAGTCCCAGGTACATCGCTTAGACCAGCCCGACGATGTCGCTAGCCGTAGTCGCCGCGAGCACGCGCTGCGGCCGAATCGGAAGCACTGCGCCCGCCGGCACGCCCGCGAACGTCACGGTGCCCGAGTCGCCCACGAGTTGCACGACTACGCTGCCGGCGGTACCGACGTACAGCGCACGCGGAACGCGCAGCCCGGCGCCCGTGAGGTAGTTGGTTTCGTCGGACTTGGTGATCGCAAACGCACTGCGCGCCGACGTGATGAGCGAGTCGCTGGCGAAAGTGTCAGCCATTTTGGTTTGCTTCCTGTTGTGCGCGGACCAGCGGGTTGCTCGGACGCGAGTGGTCGTAGCGTTGCTCTATCTCGTCTGCCGTCGGCGTATCTTCATCGGACCGCGGCTCAAGTTCGACGACCAGTTCGCTCGCCTGACCCGCAGTGCGAACGTGAACCATGTCGTACCCGTACCAGCGGCGGTCTGGCGTATAGCAGGCGTCGAGCAGCGATGACGTCTTAGGCGCCTGCACCTTGATGCCGCGCGCCGTTGCCAGTCCAAGCCAGAACTCGACGCAGCCCCTACCCTGCTCGGCGTCGTGCGAGTTCGGGTACGTGAAGTCCATTCCGAAGCACATGATCGACGTCGCGCCTCGGTGAATTGCGAGCGCCACCGCGTAGGCGGCAGTGCTGTTGAAGTACACCGTGCCCAAGTCGCGCACCACGTCCTGCAGTGGGTAGGCAACCGTGCCGGGATAGTCGGGGTGCGGGATGCTGGTATAGATAGGGCCGGGGTGGGCCTTCATCCATTGCAGCATCGCCGCGATGTTCGAGTCGGGAGCGGCAGCAGCGCGCCGCTCCTGAATCCTCACGTCGTCCATATGAATCACGGCATCGCATTGCACGATGTCGCCGACCGCGTTGATGCCCCACACTTGGTCGACCAGCTTGTGCCGGCCGCCGAGACGCTTGGTCAGATCGACGTAATCGCTGAGTGACGGACCCAGCCCGAGGATTGCGACTCGCACAGATCAGCCGACGGCGGGATTAAACAGCACGGCGTTGACCGACACCAACGTGCCGGCCGTGGCAGTGGACTTGACGCCGCACTGCACATACCGTTTGTTGCCCTTGTAGCCGAGCTTCTTGGTGACCAGCCGGTTGGTGCCGTCGACCCGAGTCCCGGCGCCAACGCCCGCGAGCGCTTCGGTGCCGATCATGTCGGAGTCAGCGACCGAGGTCATCGAGCCGGTCGCGTCGCCCTCTTTCAGCGTCACGGTGTAGACCGCAGCGGTGGCGGTGACGGTGCCGTAGCTGATGAGAAACTCGACGCCGCCGTAGCCCTGGCGGTCGATGATGGCGCCGACTTGGCCGGTGCCGGTAGTGCCGATCGCGACCGGCCCGACGCCGCGCGCGATCGTCACGTTCGAGTGAAGATCGTTGTTCTGAATGCTCATGACGAATTCCTGATGTGGTTGCGCGAAAGACGAGCGGCGCGTGGCCGCCCGTCATTCAGTCGATCAATTAATGAACTTGATGAGCTTAATTGCATCGAAGTCCCGGACAGCGCCGCCCACGCGACGCCGCACGTACAGGCCGATGTACGGCTTGTTCGAGTACGGGTCACGCAGGACCGAAGTGCCCACGCGATCGACGATCAGATAGCCGCGCTGGAAGTCGCCGAACGCGATGGACAGCGACGACGCGGCGATGGCCGGCATGTTCTCGTCGAGCGTCACCGGGTAGCCGAGCAGCGTCGACGGCACGCCCGCCTGCAGCGACGGCTCCCACAGGTAGCGGTCCGAAGTCGCTTCCTTGAGCTTGCGCACCGCAGCCAGCGTCGCCCGCGCCATCAGCCAACGCGCGTTCGCGAGGTAGCCCGTCTTGAGCGCCGCGACAGCGTCGACCAGCGGGTCGGCCTTCGTGGTGTGGAACGCACCCGACGCGCCCGTGATGACGTGCTGCAGCTGGCCCCAGGTGCGGGTTGCATCAGCCGTCGTCGCGGTCGTGTAGGTCGTCAGGCCACGCGGCGACGCAACGCCGGCACCGCCCACGAACGCGGTGTCCTCGGCCTCGGCAAACGCCGTGGCGACGCGGTCGATCATCCAGCCTTCGACGTCGACGCTCGCGTCCTCGACGAGTTGCTGCGACAGCTGCGGGTTGCTGTAAATCTCGAACGTCTCGATCCGGTCGCGCGACAGGTTCGGGGTGTCGGTCGCGGGACGCGACGCAACTTCACCGACCCACGCGGCCGCCGCATCGCCACGGTCGACCACGCCCTCGATGGCGTTCGTGCTGATCGCGATCGAGCCGCAGATCTCGCGCATGGCGGACATCTCGCGCACCTTCTGCAGGATCGCAGCTTGGGCGGGCGGCGGCAGCAGGTAACCGCCGTCGATGTCGATACCGGCCTGCATCGACTTGCGATGCACGTCCGACATCAGGTCGAGGTTGCCGCGGGCGCGCAGGTAGCCGTTGAACGCCTGCTTGTAGGCGACATAGGCGTCCGTGTCCATCGGCCCGGACCGGCGCACGGGCAGGCCGGTAAACGCCTTGGCTTCCATCTCGACCGGGTCGTGCGGGCCGGCGCCGAAGTTCGGCCGCTGGGCGATCTTCACCGCTTCGTCCGCGCGCTTTTGGGCGGCGTCAAGCGCAGCGTCGATGGTGGCGAGTTTCGCCTCAAAGTCGCCGGTCGCCTTCGATTTCTCGATGGCGTCGATGCGGGCGTCGTTGGTGCGCTTGAACTCTTCCCAAGCGCGGCCCTGCTCTTCGAGCAGGTTTTTCAGTTCGAGCATGTCGCTCATTTGCTGACCTCAGAAATGAAAAAACCGCCCGAAGGCGGCTTGGTTTGGGTTGTTGACGGACTGCGTTAACGCAGCGCGCCGATGTTCCGCTTGATGAGCGCGGACAGCTCGTCGACCGCCGGATCGCCCGGCCCGTCATGACCTTTTGCAGACTCGCTCCGCAGCAGGCCATTGATTCGAGAAACGAACGCGACCGCCTCGGACTTGCTGCATCCGAAGCGCTCACGCAGGAACCGTTCGGCGTCGCGCAGGGACGCCAGTTCTTCGATGGACTTCACCCCGTCGACCCGCGCCAGCAGGTTCGCCGGTCGCGAGACAACCGAGATTTCGACCAACTCAATGTCGGTCAGCGTGCGCTTGGGTTCTTCCGGCTTCGTGCGCGGACTCCACGCCTTCGCCAGATACCCAATCGACATGCCGTCGAGCGCAGGACGCGGCGACATGCGCAGCAACTCGTACACCTCGCGACCGCGCGGCGTATCGGCGAGCCGGCCCTTGACGCGCAGCCCGTGGCCGTCCTCGGCAAGTTCCGTCCAGACACCGATCGGCGTCATGTCCTCGGCCGTCAGTCCCGCCGCGCCGTGCTGCGAAAGCATCATCGGCCAGGCCGTGCGGCCGGACTTCACGTCGGCCAGGTAACGCGCAAAGGCACCCGCCTTGATGACGTCGCCGTACGCATCGACATTGCCGAACACCGCCCCGTAGCCTTGAAAGGCCATGGCTTCGCTCTCCGCCGGGTCGAACTTGACCTCCAGCGGCACGCACATCGTCTGCTGCATAAGTAGCCCCTACTGGTCGCCGCGGTCGTCCGGCGTGTCATCGCGATCACTGTCGCGATCGTCATCGGGCGCTTCCATGTTCATCGGCACGCGCCTCTCGTCGCCGCCCGGGTACGGGTTCATATCCTCGAGCGCACGGATCTCGTTTGGCGACAGAGCGCCGACGTTGAAGAGCTTGGTGTAGAAGTCGGCCCTTGCCTGGCTGGCCCCGCGCATGAGCGCATTCGGGAAGAACTTCCACGCCAGTCCGCCCGCACGTTCTTCGGGCGACAGCAGCGCCATTGATGCCGACTTCTCGACCCGCCGATACCACGGACCCATCGTGTGCACGACGTGCGCCAAGAACATCTGCTCGGCCGACGCATACGTCGTCGTGTTGTTGGCGTAACCGACCATGATCGGCATCACGCGAAAGTGCCGGCAGACTTCCTCAACCTGGAACGCGCGGGCCTCGAGGAACTGTGCCTCGACGTTGCTGCCGCTCATCGCCAAGAACTTCATTCCGTTGCTCATCACGGCGACGCGGCCCGCGTTCTCGCTGCCGCCCTGGCTGGCTTGCCAGGACTCGCGCAGTTGCGTTCGCTGGTCGGCGGTCAGCACCTGGTCCGTCGTCAGAATGCCGCTCGGCCTCGCGCCATTGCGGAAAGTGCTTGAGCCGTGCTTCTCGGCTGCCAGCGACAGACCAATGGCCTCGCGCGCGAGATGCACGCCATCCAGTCCGGTGTAGCCGTTCCAGGACGGCCCGCGGATATGCCACACCTCGGATGCCGGAAGCGTGATCGACGCGCCGTCGTCCGGCTTGATGCGATAGGTCAGCGTCCACCCGTCACGCTCGACCGTGACATGCCGCGGCTCGAACGGCAGCAACTCAGTTGCGCGCCCGTTGACCCGGTTGACCCAGACGTACGCATTGCCGGCCAGCACCAGGTGCATGCCGATCTGGTCGAAGAACTCGACCGCTGTCTGAAACTCGGACGGTGCAGACTCAAGCAGTTCGTACCGCGGATCGTCCATCGCGGCTTCGTGCATCAGTCCGTCGGACCGCATCAGCCGGCACGGCACCTGCGACATGCCCTCGGCAATCACTCGCGCGCAGGCCAGCGCAACCGAGCATTGCAGCGCCGTCTGATAGTTGACGGTGATTCCGCTCGACGACGTCGCCCCGCCGTAGATGTCGCGCAGCAGGCTTAACGGATCGGACGCCTTGCGCTGCGGCAGCAGCCGGCGCCACCAACTGTCGGTCGCCACTACCAGACCTCGGCAAAAACGGGCGGCGCAACTTCCGCGGGCGCAGCCGATCCGGCCGCCATTGCCAGCGCGACCATGCCGTCGATGCGTCCGGTAGATTTCATCTTGTCCAGTTTCCTATTCCCAGCAGGGTCCGCCGTGACGACCGCGTTAGCCGCGCACATCGTCAGCACAGGGTGCCCGCCGTGACTGATTCGTTTGCCGAGCAGCGCCCGCTCGGTTGCGTCCAACGCCGGGGCCATGCTTTGGAACCCTTGGCCGAACGGCTTCATCAACGACAACAACTCGTCGCTTGCGCCTTGGCGCTGCATCGCGCCCTTGAACTGATCGATGCGCCACCTGTCGAACGACAGCACCGCGACGTCCCATTCCGAGCACAACTCGCACACCATCGCGGCGACGTGGTCGTAGTCAATCGACGAGCCGGGCGTGGTCAGTAGGTAGCCTTCGCGGACCCACTGGTCATACGGCGCGCGGTCGCGTCGGGCGCGGTCGTGCAGCCCATCTGCCGGCGTCCAGAACCACGCGCGGACTTGAATCGACTCGTCGCCCTGCCACCAGGCGACTAGCGCCGTCAGGTCGGACACCGACGACAGGTCTAGGCCAAGAGTCACGGGCGCGCCGTTGTAGTCCTCGAGCGTGCCAATGTTCTCTTGCCACAGCGCCCGCGAAATAAACGGCGAGCGCGTCTCAATCCTCTGATTGAGTACGAGGTTTCGATAGCTGCCCTCGCGGGACTTCATCCGCTTCGCCTCGGCCGCTTGCTGGCGGACCTCGTCGCGGTTCATGAACTCATCGAACGCGGGATTCGCCGCTCGGATTGACTCGTCCGAAAACGGGTCGTCATCGATCGGCGCGGAGTACAGGAACAACCGCGTACGCTCGTCGCCGCTCGCCTTTGCGTCATCGATCAGCACCGACAGCAGGTCGGCGTCGTTCGGTGCCTGCGTCGAAATCACGATCGACAGCGGCTCGACCTGCGCGGCCGACGCCGTCTCGAGCGCCTCGAACAGTTCCGAGCGCGGCCCGCGCACTTGGCCTAGCTCGTCATGCACGACGAACACGGGCGACAGGCCGTAGGCGGTCGACGCGTCGGCCGACAGCGCGCGGTACAGCGTGCCCAGTTCAGCGCACGCCAACTGCTTCGCGGTGTCGCGGATGGTCACGTAACGCGACAGGCCCGGCGACATGCGGACGACTTTCGCCGCGAGTGCAAACAGAATCGACGCCTGCTCGCGCGACTGCGCGGCCGAGAACAACTGCGAATTGCGCCGCGCCTCTGGGCCCGCTAGGTGAAGCAAAAGCAAAAATGCCGACAGCGAAGTCTTCGCGTTTTTACGTCCGAACGAGACGATCGCCCGCCGGGTGCCGGCCGGGTTGTCGTAGATACCGCAGACGATCTCGCGTTGGAAAGGGCGCAACTCGACGGGCTGGCCGACTAGCCGGCCCTCGGGGACGCGGCAATTGCGTTCGATCCAGGCGCAGTTGCGCTCGCCGCGCGTCAACCCGCGACTTGCTGGTCGTCGTCCCACGGCCTGCGTCCGCCGCCGCTGCTCGCGGCCTTCGTTGCCGCCGACTTCTCGGTGTAGCGGGCCGACGGGCAGAGCCGCAGCTTCACCGCCATCTGCGCCATCGCCGACGCCTGGCTCGTCAGGACTTGGTGGTGCGGGTTCACGTACTCGCGGCCCTTGTCGTCCGTCAACGTCATGCCGCGCGCTTCCATCTCGGCAGCGGCTTTCTTGTAGAACGTCGCCGCGACGCAGTAGGCCGCAAGCAGCGGCACGTCGCCGGGCCGGAAGTAATCGGCCGGCAGCGAGTCGACAATCGCACGCCATTCCGCCGCCTGGTCAGCCGACAGGTGCGACGGCGGCATCAGCCGGTCGTCCGACATTGGCACGACGACCGCCAGCGCGGACAGCGATTTACGGCCTCGAGCGCCCATGTGTTCCTACGTGTGATTCCACGCGCGCGCGTGGAGACCCCTAAAGGTCGCGGTTACTGACTGCTGAGGCTTATGCGCGGTCTAGGCCCATCGACCCGGAAGATTGGAACCGCCCCCGGTGTCGCGCCCGCGCAACAGTCAATGCCGCAGTCAGCGGTCACGCACGCCAGTGGTGCGTCGGGTCGAGCGGCACCCCGCTTGCGTCGCAACCCGGATCGATACCGCCGCGCTCGATGCGCTGCTTGCGCGAATCGTGGCAGTGCTTGCACAGGGACTGCAGCTCGCCGTGCCAGAACTTAACGGCGTCGCCTTTGTGCGGCACGACGTGGTCGGCGACGGTTGCCGCAGTGACTCGCCGGTCGGCCGCGCACATCCGGCACAACGGCTCGGCGGTCAAATGCGAAGCGCGGCGCCTTTGCCAAGCCGCTGTCTGGTATGGACCGTGTCGTGTCTTGCTCATGAAAGAAACCCGGCGAACATCAGCCCGCCGGGTAACCCTGACCGTGTAAGACAAGGGAGAGGAGACACGGACAAAACGAAAAGGCCCGCGAGTCGTGATGACTGGCGGGCCTTTGAGACGCCGACAGGCCCAATGCGGGCCTGCGAGGACACGGACTGCGTTCCGGCGACGTTGTGTGAATGTAACGCGTACATTATCCGGCGTCAAGCGTCAAGGGTCACGCGCATATCACGACGTTGCAGCGCGTTGGCTGCCGCGTGGATTGCGATCCGCACCAACTCGTCGTATTCGCGCTCGCGCACGTGCTCGCCGTGGCGGCGCATGTAGGCGCGGAACTGGTCCGGGCGCAGCCGGAAGATGAACTCCGCCGAGAGCGCCAGAGTGAACCGCACCGGGAACCCGTTGGCGGGATTGACCGCGCGGAAGACGGCAAGCGCATCCCGCACGTCGATCGGATCGTCAGCCGTGCGCCGGTCCGCCTCCTCCTGCTCAGTCAACCGCTCGGGCCGATAGCGCCCTTCGATGCTGCAGCAGGTATGCAGCCGGTTGCGGCTGGTGCGCGACCACCTGGCCCAGTTGACCAGACGGTCACGGGTTGACTCTATGCGTTCAGTGCGGGCAAGCATCAAGCGGTCGTCGGTCATGGCCTGGCCTTCGTCCGCCGCTCGATCAGCATTTCCAGTCGCAGCGCATCCTGCCTGCTGATCTGCAACCGTATGCGCTCGAGCGCCGTCATGAGCCGCGCACGCACCTCGTCACGATGCAGCGGCGATTCGTCGAGCGATGCTGTCTCGTCGAGGATGTCGACCTCGAGCCGGTGTACGAGCGCGTCAGCCATTGCCCACGACCTCCAGGAACTTTGCGTCAGCCCATGCGACCTCGCCGTCGTCGAGTTCCACCAGCGCGTGCGAGCCAGCGCGTTTGCGCACGTAGCCGAGCAGCCGCAGTCGCGGCGTATTGCAGGGCGATCCGCGACGCGGCATACGCCACCAGATAACGCGCGTCCCGACCGGCGGCGTCATAGCTCGCCCCGCATCAGCCGCAGGAAATCGTCGTTACGCAGCACCACGCGCCACTCCTGCCCGTTTCGACGGTAGGCGACGACCGGAATCTGACCGGGCCCGGCGCATGCCTCGACTTGCTCGCACCACGCGTCGATGCGCAGCGCTTCCCTGCGCTTCACCTCAATCCGAAACGGACCCACTTCGATGTCGTCGCCGCCGTCGCGGGCCTGACCGAGCTTGCGGCGGATGGGCATGCCGAGCGCTTCGGACAGCAGCGCGGCGTATTCGTTTTCGCCTCGAGCCCCCTTGTCCCGTTGCGCGCGACTCACTGCGCACCCCCGACCGGCGCTGCCGCAAACAACCCCGCCTCGGCCTCGCCCACCCCAGCCATGTTCCAGGTCTGGAACTCGGAGACGCCGTCTGCGTGCGCCACGTGTATCTCGCACCCAATGGCCCCGCGCCGCTGGACCTGCTCGAGCGCACGGGTCAGCATCCGCACGACCTCGTCAGTGTTTCGTGATGCGTTCAAAGCGTCTCCCTTTGCATATCTCGCGCGCCAGCGATGCCAGCCAGACCGCGCCCTGGTTGATTCGGATTGCCGACGGGTGCGTGCAGACCAGTGCGAGCGCCTTGGTTTGCAGGAACGGCGGCTTCCAGCCCTGCGAATGCCGGCACTCGTTGCACGGCGGCTTGTCGTCAGTCCGCACCGGGCTCTCGCTGGTAGTCGGCGCAGACGCGCGTCGGGATGGTTCGCCACTTCGCGCACCAGAGCACGCGTGTCCATTCCGCCGTCGCGCGCTCGCCCGCATGCGTACACGTCCGACACGTCACGCGCCCGCCCCTAGCGCCTCGCGAGCGATCTGCACTGTGATCGGGGCGAGCGCCTTGTCGCCCGCTGCGGCGCGCTCGATCACGCGCATCGCCCACGCCTTGTCACCCGCCCTGCGCGTCGACACGCCCGCGGCGCTTTTCGCCGCCGCCAACCGTTCGGCCCCTGCGGCAACTTCTTCCGCCGTGCGCTGCGGCAGCGGCAATGCCTGGACGTGCTCGGGCCGCACCTTCTGCGCGCGACACAGCGCCAAGAATTCGGGCAGCGTCGGGGGCCAGGCCGAATCGCGTTCGGGCATCGCGCGCACCGCAGCGCCTAGCGTCGCGGCGTCAAACCGGCCAAGTGCCTCGGCCCACACCGGCACAAGCGAATCCACGCCCACGTCGCCCCACATGGCCGCCGTCTTTTGCGATCCGTACACCTCGGCGAACCGCGCGAAAAGCCTAAGCACCCAGGAGTCGGGAAGCGGCTGCGTTTGTTGTCTCGACATTAATCACCTCCGATTGGCGCAACGGTTCGCGCAGGCTTGCCATGAACGCCGCAGCGCGGCTCGCGGCGGGCGACTGTCGCGCGGCTTGCGGGACGCGCCTGAACCAGTTCGCGACGAACTTCGGCGCGGACTTAGGGCTGGCGGGACGGCGCGACGGATTGGCTTCCAGCCATATCGCCATGCGCGCGAATTCGTATTCGGCGGACGGGTACAGCTTCAAGTACGCAGCCGCGACGGCTTCGGGCATTTCATAGTCGCCGGATTTGGTGGGCAGGTTCATCGCTTAACGCTCCAGAGCAACTCGGCAAGCGCCTCGTTTAGAAAGCTCTTCCAGGCAAGCGACGCATCGAATGCGACCAGTTCCTCGAGCGCGGCATACGCAATGGCGGTATCGCGCTCGTCTCCAGACATTCGAAGCGATTGCAACTTCGGTCCGATCACCGCTCGAGCGTTCGCAATCCTCGTTTCCATGATGTCGTCGTCCATCACGCCCTTCCTCCGCGCGCGGCCTCGATGCGATCGAGCCGGTTCAAGATCACCGACGACAGCTCCATCAGACAGCGGTGGTCGAGCTCGCCGTTGATGTCGGGCTGGCTTCCGGGCTTGAGCTTCTCCCAAAGGATCTGCCCGGCGCGCGGCTCCTCCGCGACACCGCCCGGCACGATGAACGCCGCGACGTGCCGCTTGAACCAGTCGGTTCGCCAGTGCTTCGAGACGTGCTGAATGTCCATGTTCAGCGCGACCGTCACGCGCAGCACGCCCTTCGGGGTCGCCGCTCTAACCTGGGCAACCGGGCCGTCCGCACCAAGATGCTCGGGGTTAATTCGCCAAAGGAGCGAGCGCCCAGCCTGCGATTCGATGCTGCCGTCCTGGTCGTCGTGGATCTTCGACGCGCGGGTGCGGCGCGCTCCGCTATGCGCGGGCTGTACCGCGCCCGTGTCGCTCTCCGGCGACTCGCGCCGCTCGCGCCGGCCGCCGATGACCTCGCCGCCAAACACGTCGCACAGCAGGTCGGCAAAGTCCTCGGTAGCAATCTGGATGTCCAGCGCCTCGCCCTCGCCCTGCGCCTCGTCTAGAAACTCGCGGGCCTCTTGCTGCGCGCACAGCCACTCGAGGAACTCGGTGCGGCATGTGATGTCCGTCTTGTCAGGCGTCAGCGGCCATGGCGACTCCGACGACTCATGCAAGCGCACAAGAATCCAGACCGGCGCGCCGATGTAGTCGTCCAGCCCGTCCTCGAACGCCCGGCGGCGCTTTTGCTTCTCGGACACGCGGCTAATCAGCCGGCCGGCGCACTCAAGATAAATGCCGTTCGTCCAGTTGTTTCCGAGCTCGCCCTGACGAGCAATGCAGCAGTGCGCCGAAAACGTCGCGCCGCCATACTCGCCTTCGTAGACAAGCGCCGGGCTCGACTCGCACGCCGGGTAGTCCATGGGCAGCACGCGGTCGCCGCCAACCGTAAGGTTGAGCCGACCGCTACGCAGCGCCGGGCCGTAGGTCATCGCGAGCTCTGCGCGAAGCATTGCCTGCGGGTAGTCATCGAACAGGCCCTTGTAACGCTCCAGCCCGCTGCGGATGCCAAACAGCGAGATGTGCGTGCCGCTGTGCTCACGGGTCGCCCGTTCCTTGCCGCGCTCAAACTGCAGTTCGGTGGCCTGCTCAATCGAGCGGGTCCAGTGAACCGTGCCGCTGCGCTCGACGCCACGGTGCCGCGTCAGCACATGCACGCGGTCCGACAGATAGCAGCCAGCACGAACGCCGCCCATGCCGAAGCGCCCGAGCCGCTGGCTCGCGTCGTGACCCTTGGTATCGCCCAGGTTGAAGAACCGCGCGATGTTGTCCGAGCCGACGCCGTCGTCGATGATGTCGATCCTGTCCCGCGCCTTGTCGAAGGTCACCACGACGTTACTCGAGCGCGCGTCGATCGCGTTGTCGATGAGCTCGCACAGCGCGACCCACTGCGACCACCGCTCGTGCCGCCACGAACTGAAGTAGTGCCCATACACCCGCACCGTCTCAAGCGTCGTCATGCGCGCTCCTTCGTGTACTGCTGCAGGGCGTTGCACAGGTACTCGGCGCACGTCACGCGCTGGCTCGCGGCGGCAAGCGCCGGGATCTCGCGGTTGATGACCTTCAGACAGGCATGCAGCGCCGCGTCAACGAACACGTCCCCGGTGCGCGACGGCTTGGTCGGCGCAGTCGGCTTCGGCAACTGCAGGCCGGAAAGATCATCGGCCTCGCGCTGCACCTGTTTTGCCGCGTCCTTGAGCGACACCTCGCCAGCAACTACCTGCTTCGCGAGCTCCGGATTAGCCTCAACCACGCGCAGCGCCTGGCGGGCCTTGTGCTCGGAGACGCCAGCCTCCTTCTGCACCTTTTCGTGAGTGCGCCGGGTCGCTTTGCCAGTGGTGGTGATTTCACCACCACTGGGTGACAGCGTGCCGTCCGCCTTTCGCGGCCTCGCCTTTGCCTTCTCGGCGCGCGATTCGTTCGCCCGCTCGGTATGCCCGTGGAACAGCAACGCCACCGCAGCCGCCTTCTGCTCGTCGGTCAGGTGCCGGCGCGAGAGGTTCTTCGATGCCACGTAGTCGCGCTCGGTCACCAGTTCGTGATCGATGGGCAACTGGTCGAAGAACACAAACTTCGGCGCTTTCTCGTCGTCCTCGGCATGCACCGCCTCGAGCGCCGCGCGCAGCCGGTTGCGGCCGTCGAGCACGCGCATGTCCCGCGTCAGCACAATCGGCTCGAGCACCCCAAATACGGAAATGGACCCGGCCAACGACCCGTAGTCCTTCGACTCGGGGTCAATCATTGGGAAGATCTCCGCCAGCGGGTGCGCGGTGTACGTGCGCGCAAAGTGCTTCCAGTCCTTAATGACCGGGCCGCCCACATGGGGCAACAACTGCGGCATGGCGCTCATTTCCTTTCTCCGCTGTTAACCAGCGAATACCGGGCAACCCGTTTGCCGGCCGGCGTCTTGTACTTCTCGACCACGACCGGGTAGCCGCGCTCCCGGAGCTCGCCAACTCGAGCGGCCAATCGGAAAACGCCGTACCGTGCGAGCGCATCCATCGGCGTAAGCGGGCCGTTTCTCAGCGCCGCCAGGATCTGATCCGTCTGACTCATCGCGCACCCCTCTGTGCTTGGTTTTGTGCCTATCGCCTAAAGACCCCCCTACCCCCCACGGGTAAGAAAGCCCATCGCCGCCCTTTCGGGCTCCCGCGCTCACCGGCGCACGGGTCCGACCACCGGCAGGCTCTGAGTCCTGCTAACCGCTCACGCTGCGGCTACCGTCTGTCCTTTCCTTCCGCGCGGCGAGACAGATGCGCCCTTGGTTACGGCCCGGAGTGCCGCAGATGTCGCGCCCTAAACCAGCGCCTCCTGAATCCCCTCCAGCGCATCCACCGCCACGAACTCGCGGCGATGCACCCACACGTCGACCGGAAACGGCCAGTCGCCGTCGGTCAACCGAACGCGCACCCACTTCGGGTCGCGGGCGACGACGACACCGACGCGGCCGGCGTGCTGGCCGGCGGTGATGCGCACTTTGTGTCGCGCATGGTCACCAGTTCTGGCGTCACACTTTTCGGCTAAGTGCATTTCGGCTTCTCCGGATTGACAAAGGGGTGGATCACGTCGCGAGCCAGCACGGCACTACGATTTCTTCACGCACCTAGCGAGCGGCAAAGATTTCGGGCAGCAACTGCTTGCGCGTAACCGCGCCTTTCGTGGCTTTCTCAACCCGAAGGGCAAAACGCGCCGACATACGGCGGTCTCCGGCCAGCCAGGCATAGATCGTCGCGGGGGCGATGTCTGCGGCGGCAGCAAGCCGCCGCACCCCGCCCGCGGTCTCGATTGCTTGTTTCAGTGCGTCCATTGCTTACGAGTCACCCACTTGAAAACCGTCTGCAAGAGTCTACATATGCGTATCCCAATAGTCAACAAAGGCGGATGCCGTGGACAACAGTTGTCGTCATACTGTCCATATGGCAATGGGCAAGCGGATACAGGCGCGGCTAGACGAGCTTGGCTGGCATCAGACCAAACTGCTCGAGCACGTCCCGGAGCTTTCCAAGTCCTCGCTGTCGGCGATGATCCTTCGCGACAGTTCGCGCTCGCAGTGGTCGGAGCGGATCGCCGACGCGCTGGGCGTGAATCACCGCTGGCTGCAGACGGGGGAAGGGCCGCGCGACCTGATTGGCGGAGCGGTATCGCCGTTCCGCCCGCCGGGATTCGTGCCGCTGCTCGCGTGGGAGGCGCTGTCTGCTATGAATGAGCGGGCCGCCTGGGAACAAGCATTGACGGACGGCAAGCCGATCACGACGCGAGAAGTCACGCCGCGTCCGGGCTGGTTCGCGCTGCGGATCGACTCCGACGCCATGACAGCGCCGCCAGGTGCCGCCCTGTCCTTGCCGCGCGGGACGATCGTCGTCGTTGATCCATTCAAGCGGGCCGCGCCCGGCGACTACGTGATCGCCCGCGACCCTCAAACGGGCGCACCGACCTGCAAGCGGCTAGCGGCGGACGCAGGCCGGTTGTTACTTGTACCGCTCAACTCGGCATACCCTGCGGTGTCAATTGATAGCGTCGAGTCGTCGATCATCGGCGTTTGCGTCGAGTGGCAGACTGGCGGCGTGTTCTAGAAGATCGACGCCCCGAGCCCGCACTGAGCGGGCTTTTTTTTGCTTTCGGAGTCCGCACCTGTTGACGTCGGTAGAACGCACTCGCATACTATGTAGACGATTGCGGAGGCACAACATGGGATCTGCAGACCTTAGACATTGCATTGAAGCCCGCGAGCGCTTTGTCGACCGGCGCTTCCAAGAGCTGCGCGGCGCGCTTCTGTACTACCCCAGCACTCGGGTAGCTGCCATCTGGTCCGCGCAGCTGCGCCCGACAGTGGGCGAAGAGCTTGTCGCCTGGATCTGCGAAACCGCAGACCAGCCGGAAGCGGCTATCGCAATGGCGATCACGAACCCGTGGTCGCGCCGGGAAACGCTCGAGCGGTTCTGCGAGGCGCGTGCGCAAGCCGAAGCCGACGCCCTTCCTTCTGACTATTTCAACGAGGTCGCGTGATGAACAACAAGTTCCTTTCTGTCGACCGCCGCGGCGGCTCGCAGGTGTCCGCGGACCTTCGCGACGGCCGCACCGCCCGCCACGCGCAGGGCTGGCGCGAACTGAACGCGGCCAACGACCCGATGGACGTGCCGACGTCCATCATTCACGCGCTTGTGCTGGCGTTCTCCGTTTGGCTGACCATTGCCCTGGCCGTCGTCGGCGCGGTGGCGCTGCTCGGATGACGCCGACCATCGACTACGGCATGCCGCACGCTGAGTATTTGGCGGTGCCGGCGATGAGCGCGTCGGGCATCAAGCGGTTTATCCGCTCGCCTGCGCACTTCAAGGCCGGCAGCGCCGGCATCGACGCGAGCGCCGCGGCGGTTGGCACGGCGACGCACATGGCGGTCCTTGAGCCGGCGCGGTTCGATGCCGAGGTCGTCGTGTCGCCTAAGTTCGACAAGCGCAGCAAGGCGGGCAAGGCCGAAGCCGAGGCGTGGGCTGCGGCTCACGCCGGGCGGCTTGTCATTGACGAGGAAACCTTCGACGCCGTCCGCCGCATGGCCGACGCGGTGCGGGCGCATCCGGCCGCGAGCGCGCTCCTTCAGTCGGGCGTGCCCGAGGTTTCAATGATGTGGGCGGACGCGGACACCGGCGTTGCCTGCAAGTCGCGCGCTGACTGGTTGCGGCCCGACGGGCTGATCGTTGACCTCAAGACGGCCCGCGACGCGTCGCCGGGCGGGTTCGCGCGGGCGATCGGGCAATACGGCTACGCGCTGCAGGCGGCTTGGTATCTCGCCGGCGCGCGCGTCGTGCTGCGCGAAGAGCCCGCCGGGTTCGTGTTCGTGGCGGTTGAAAAAGACCCGCCGCATGCGGTCGGCGTCTACGCGCTCGACGCAGCGTCGGTCGATGCCGCAGCCGACCGCATCGCGGGTGCGCTCGTGCGCCTGCTTGACTGCCAACGCTCGGGCCACTGGCCCGCGTACTCAAGCCTCGTTGAAACGATAACCGCGCCCGCGTGGGCGCTCTGACACAGGAGCACAAATGTCCGCAGTACCCGCAACCATTGGCTCGCAGCCGCCGTCGCTGCTGGCAAAGCTTGCCGATCGGTTTAGCGTCGACCCCGCCAAGATGATGGGCACGCTCAAGGCGACGGCCTTTAAGGGCGAAGTCAGCAACGAGCAACTGATGGCGCTGCTGATTGTGGCCGACCAATACGGCCTGAACCCGTTCACCAAGGAAATCTACGCATTCCCGGACAAGGGCGGCGTTGTGCCGGTCGTCGGGGTCGATGGCTGGGCGCGCATCATCAACCAGCACCCCGCCTTCGACGGCATGGACTACGCGGACGGCCCGACCGGGAAAGACGGGCTACCCGAATGGATCGAGTGCGCCATTTACCGGCGCGACCGCTCGCACCCGGTGAAGGTGCGCGAGTACATGGCCGAGTGCAAGCGCGGCACGCAGCCGTGGAACAGCCACCCGCGCCGGATGCTGCGGCACAAGTCGACGATTCAAGCGGCCCGCATGGCGTTTGGCTTCGTCGGCATCTATGACGAAGACGAGGCGCAGCGCATCGTCGGCGGCGGAATGAAGGACATCACGCCCGCGCGCCAGCCGTCGGCCGTCGCCGCCATCAACAGGCAGATTGCGCCGCCCGTGGTCGAGTCGCGCGCACCGTCGTTCGATGACGTGGCCGCGATGATTACCGAAGCGGCGACCGCCGACGCGCTGGCCGAGATCCGCAACATCGTGCCCAGCGTTGAGTCCGACGACGACCGCGAAGAACTTGAGGGTCTGCTTGCCGTGCGCGAGGCGGAGCTGGCCTCGAAATGACGCCGCACCAGGTCGAGATAGCCGAGGCAATCCTCGCGGGCGTGTCCCGTGGCGACCTGGCCGCGCATCTCGGCGTGACGCGGCGTGCCGTAGACGGCCGGCTGCATCTGATGAAGCAGCGTTTCAAGGTCGATACCTATGCGGCGCTTGTCGATTTGCTTCGACAGTCCCGGCCGCACACGAACCAAACAATCCAAAAGGCGCGCGAGAACCCGCGCCAATGGTTCCACGTTTAACCACGGAGCAGCGAATGCCTGAGTACAACAACGACATGACCGGAATCATCGGCAAAAACGACCGCAAGGAGTCCGACAAGCACCCGGACATTAAGGGCCATTGCGAAATCGGCGGCGTGAAGTACTGGATCAGCGGCTGGCGCAAGGAGCGCAAGGACGGGTCGGGTTCGTTCTACAGCCTGCGGTACGAAGCGGCCGACCAGCCCGCGCCCGCGAAGAAGCCCGCGCAGGTGTCGATGGCGGACGACGATTCGATTCCGTTTTGAGGCGACGATGCGCTGCAAAACTTGCTTGCTGGACTTAGCGCCCAGCGCCTTTTATGCATCGAACCAAGCGCAGTGCAAAGAATGCATAAAAGCTTCGGTGAAGCAAAATCGCAGAGAAAAGATTGAGTATTACCGCTCATACGATCGCATGCGATCCAACCTGCCGCACCGGGTTCACGCGAGGTTGACTTACAGCATCACGGACGCTGCTCGCATTTCGCAGGCGGTAGCCAAAAAGAAGTGGGCGGTGGCAAACGCACTCCGGAAAAAAGCAACGACCACAGTCCAAAACGCCATTCGAGACAAACGCCTAGAGCGTCAACCTTGTTTCATCTGCGGCGCTAAAGCGCAGGCCCATCATCCTGACTACAACGCCCCGCTCGCAGTGTCTTGGCTGTGCTGTACGCATCACGCTCAGACTCACCGCGAGCACCGCGAGTGGCTACGCGCAGCATGAACCGCGCTGAATACTTGGTACGCGCCCGCGAGCTAGCCCCGCGCGGCGACGCCTTGCCGCATACCAAACTGTCCGAAGCCGACGTGCGCGAGATCCGCAGGCTCGCCCAGGTGCGCGAGCAGGCGCGGGCGCGGATCAACGCGGAACTGAGCAACGCGGCGATTGCGGCGCGGTATGGCGTGCATCAGCGGACGGTTGAGAAGGTTTTGTCGTGGGAGCGGGTGCGGTGAATGTGCTGGACTTGTTCAGCGGTATCGGCGGCTTCTCGCTCGGTTTGGAGCGTGCCGGCATGACCACCGTCGCGTTCTGCGAGGTCGATCCGTTTTGCCGCCGCGTGCTCGCGAACCATTGGCCCGAGGTGCCGATCTATGAGGATGTACGAGAACTGGACGCTTCCCGGCTTCGAGGTGACGGGATCGATCGAATCGATGTCGTCACCGGCGGATACCCGTGCCAGCCCTTCAGCCACGCGGGCAAAAGGGGCGGCACCGCTGACCCGCGCCACCTCTGGCCGGCAATGCGCCGAATTGTTGGCGAAGTCCGACCCGCTTGGGTCATTGCTGAGAACGTTGCTGGTCACATCTCCTTGGGCCTCGACCAAGTGCTTGCTGACCTGGAAACCGACGGCTACTCCGGGCGGGCGATTGTTGTTCCGGCTGCAGCCGTCGATGCCCCGCACATCCGGCAGCGAGTCTGGATCGTGGCTCGCGACAGCGACAGCGACAGCGAATCAGCTTGCGCCGTCGATGCGCAAGCACAAGGGCTGCGCGGCGATATGGCCGACGCCGACGGTGAACGACAGCAGGAACGTCACGTTGCCGCCGAGTCAGATCAAGCACGACAACATCCCGGGCGCAATGCTGCGGGCTGGCGAGCAGCCAGGTGGCCGGCTGAACCCGGAATTCGTCGAGTGGTTAATGGGCTACACGACGGGATGGACGGACATCGGCTCCGAGCCCTCGGCAACGCCGTCGTCCCGCAGATCCCCGAAATGATCGGCCGCGCAATTATGGCGCACGCAGCATGAGCGACAGCAAGATCCTACCCGCCGCGTCCGGCCCCACCGGCTACCGCTGGCCCGACGAGCACCCGCCCCCGCGCGGGACGAAGCTCTTGATCTACACGTCGGGCGGCGTGGCGATCATCAGCGACTGGTCGGACAACAGCAATCACGTGGCCTGGTCGCCGCTGCCAGCGAAGCCGGTGCGCCGTGGCGAGCCCGTGCAATGGACCGAGGAACCGGATCATGGCGAGTGAGTTTGACGACACCGCACAAATTGAGGGTTTCCCCAAACTTTCTCAAACTCCGGAGCCGGTCGCGTGTCACAACGTAATTGAAATTACGCAAAGCGCAGCCGACAACACCGAAGCGATGCGGCAGGCACTCGATTGGCTCACCGACGAGCAGTCCGTGGAGGACGAGGACTGCGGGGAGGCCATGTGCGGAGACTGCATCGTCGTGCGCAAGCGGCAGGTAATCATTGACGCGCTGAAGCGGGCGCTGGGAGAGCGTGATGAGTGAGCCGGTGGCGTGGCGCACTTTTGATGGCGAAGGCGGATACGACTATCGAACGTACGAGGACAACGAGACGTATCGCGACGACTACATCGCACGCAATGGCCCGCGCTATCGGGATTGGGTCGAGCCGCTCTATACCGCCCCGACAGATCACACCGAAGTGATGCAACAGGCGCTGGAGGCGCTGGAGAACTGCACCAGCGAACATGGACACCGCTGCACCCGATGCGACAGCGAAGTGGACGAAGGCGGAAAAGTCATAGCCGCACTGCGCGCGGCGCTGGGAGACGGCAATGGATAAGTTCCTGCACGCCCTGGTTGGCGCAACCATCGCCGCCACGCCCATCACGCCGCAGCAGGCGCTCGGACTGGTTGTCCTCGCAGCCGTTGGCAAGGAACTGCACGACCGCCGTCGGGGCGGCGATGCGAGCGGGCTGGATGCTCTGGCGACGATTGCCGGCGCCGGACCGGTGCTGACGTTGCGGTGGGACTGGTGATGATGAACTTATCCATGAGCACTACACAAACGAGGGTCGCATGAACCTGCTCACGACTGCATACCTGCTGGAACGCTACGGCCCGCGCTTGGGAATGGACCAGATTGCCGAGGTGCTTGGCATGTCCACCGGCACGCTGCACAACCGTGTGTATCGCGGCCAGATAGAACTGGCGACCTACATGGACGGCGGCAAGCGATACGCCGACGTTAGGGATTTGGCTGCGTACCTCGACCAGATGCGAGGGCGTGCAACTGCTCGGGCCGCAGATTCGTGTATCTCTTGAGTTGCGACCAGCTACGGTGGCCGCTGACCAGCGCCACCTGTTCAATGGTGTATCCCTGCTCGAACAGCAGCGAGATGCCGTGATGCCGCAAATCGTGCAGATGAAGATCAGTGACGCCCGCTATCCGGCAGGCCAGCAGGAAGGCGTCGCTGATCCACTCTGGCGACACCGGGAAGATGCGGTCGTCGTCGCGCGGCTGGCGCTCTATGATGGCGAGCGCGTCGCCCAGCAGCGGGATCGTTTCGTGATTGCCGGCCTTCTGGCGCGGGTGCTTGCGGTCTCGAATCGTAATCAGCCGCTTGTCGGCGTCTAGGTCGCGCCACTGCACCCGCGCGATCTCCCCGCGCCGCATGCACGTCGCGATGGCGAAGTCGATGATGTCGCGCAGCAGCGGCTCGGCCCGATCGCGCACCGCCTGCAGTTCTTCCGGCGTCGGCCTGCGGTCGCGGGACTGCCCCGGCCCGATCAGCCCCAGGTGCTCCAGCAGCGGGCGCGCCGAACCGACTGGGTCGCCCCAAGTCGCGTGCAGGCTGATGCTCGCGTACTTGAGCACGGTCCCGAGCTTGGATACTTCCATGTTGACCGTGTACGGCCCCGCCCCGTCCTCGTGGCGGCGCTTGGCAAAGGTCGCCAGCCGCTGCGGCGTCAGCGCGGTGATCTGCGTGTCGCCCAGGTCGGTGTCGAGATGCGCGAGCATGTAATGCTCGTTGGACGACCCCGAGATGGGGCGCTTGCCGCCGTCTCGCAGCTTGCGATACGCGCCGATTGCATCGCCCACTGTCGCGCCGCCCGGCTTGGTAGCTTCGCGCCCTGCGTCGATGTCGGCCTCGGCCTGCCGCGCCCAGCGGTCGGCCTCCTTGCGCGTCGGGAACGTCTTGCACAGCGCTTTGATACCCTTGCGCCGTATGAGCACGCGGTAGCTGCCCGCTGCTGTCTTGATGATGCTCGCCACCGAGTATCCCCCGTATCACTGGCCGCGTACCGTTCGTATCTGCGCCTTGTGAATCGGGATGGTACAGCGTGTAGAGAAGTGCTGAAAACTAGCGGTTGACGTGCTACAGTAGACCCCATCGCCTCCGTAGCTCAAGGGGTGCCGTGTGTAGCAAACATGCGGTTCTTCGGGTTCGCGTATCACGGGGCGTATCACTGATAAGCGAATGAAGGCGGGATCTTGTACCGCTTAAACGCAAAAAGAGCCGCCGCAACCCCGAAGGGCAGCGGCGGCAAATGACCCGCACCGGAGACCGTGCGGCGCGGGCAGCAGAAACTAGGGACAGATCATTTGTCCAGCAGGTCCGCCGGCACGGGCGGCAGCGGCCCGGGAATGACGAGCAGCCCAGTCGGCGGCTCGGGGAGCTTGCAGTCGACGGGCACGGTGCTGGCACAGCCGCTCAGCAGCAGCACGGCGAGATAGGCGCGAATCATTTGGCCCCCGTCGCGGTCCGAATCCAGTCCACTAAGCGCGCGACCTGTGCCCGGCAGGCACTGTGCTCGGCCTGCGCGTTGGCGATCCACTCGGCAGCCGCCTGCTCGGACGTGCCGCCGCTAGGCGCGTGGACGACGACTTGCGCCGGCTCTCCCACGCGCTCGACCGTCTCGCGGATGGGCTGACGGTTCAAGGCGGCGGTGACGTCGGGCGTCAGGCACTGCTTCGTGGCGGACGCGGTGCGGTAGACGACGCGGACCTTGTCGACGTACTGCACCCGCACGTTCGCCCGCGCTATCTCCAACTCCGCCGCCAGACGTTCCCCGCGCTCGCGCATGCTCGCCGCCTTGGCCTCGGCCTGGGCAATGATCTGCGCCCGCTCGAGCACCCAGCGCTCGCGCTCGGACGTCACGCCTTGGTGCCAGCCGAACAGGTAGGCGGCGAGATGCGTGCCGGCCAGCACGGCCAGCACCACCGCCGCGATCTGCAGCCGCGCGCCGATCACAGCACCCCCCACGCGATCGCTACCAGAGTCAGCACCACGCCGCAGGCAAACCCGCGCCAGAACGCCGCGCCACCGGCCGCGCGCTTGCCCCACGCCATGCCTGACGTGTAGGCCTGGCGCTCGACGCGGTCCAGCAGCTCCCGCACCGGGTCGGGGGTCACGTTCCCATGCATCGGCGGTACTCCTGTTCGCGGCGGTTGACGAGACCCTGCACGACGCGGCCCTGCACATGCACCCAGCGAAGCAGCTCGGCGCATGCGCCCGCGTAGTCGAGCGCCCGCAGCTTCGCGGCGGCCGTGCTGCGACAGAACGCGGACTGACCTACGTTCGTGGTAAATCCGACCCACAGGTCGAATTCGTGCTGATACATCGGCACGTTCGCGCAGCGCTGCACCGCCTGCTCGGCCTCGGTCGCGTCCTGGCCGAGCCGCACCAGCGCCCGCACCGGGTCGGTCCGCTCGCCCATCTGCACGCCGTTGGCAGCGCCGAACCCGATCGTCGGGCGGTCGCCGGGGACGGGCACGTAGGCCGTGTCGCGGTAGCCCTCGTGCTGCGCAATGGCAATGAGCCCGGCGGCCGACAGCGTGAGCACCGCTGCCGCCACCCGCCCGCGCACGGTCACTGATCCTCGGGCGCTTTCGTGGCCGGCTGGCCGCTGGTCAGTAACCGCGCCCAGCGGTGCACGAGATAGCCGATCTGCAGCGCGATATAGACGAGCGTCGCGATCAGGACGATGTCGGACAGCGAGACGCCCGCAACTGATAGGCCGGCAACGGCCACCGGCGGCGCCGCCTTGATCGTCTCGGTAATAACCTCGGCTCTGGTCTGTATGGTCATTTTCTGATCCATCGCGCCCACGGCGAGACGCGCTTCGTCACAACCGCAGCCTCGGCGATGCTGATGGTCAGCACCCGAGACGACGCACCGTAATCGTTTGTTGCGGTTGCCGTGATCTGCCATGTCCCGGCCGACGTCGGCGTGCCGCTAATTGTCGCGCCGGATCGCGTCAGCCCGGGCGGCAGCGCGCCCATCGTCGCCCAGGTGATTGGGCTTGCGCCCGTCGCGGCGAGCGTTTGGCTGTATGCGGTTCCGACAGTCCCAGATGCAAGCGACGCCGTCGTGACTGACGGCGCAGCCCCGACCGTTATTGTCAGCTCTTGCGTGTCATTGCCGGTCGAATTTTCCGCTCGCAGCGTAAACGTCTGCGACGTGGCGCCGGCAATTGGCGTCCCGGTGATGGTCCCAAGCGCCACAGCAAGCCCGAGCCCAGTCGGCAGCGCGCCAGACTGAATCGCCCAGGTAATCGGTGCCGACCCGGTGGCCGCGAGCGTCTGCGAGTACGGCACGCCAGGCACCGCTGCGGGCAGTGACGTCGTCGTGATTGTGGGCGCGACCGCGCCGCCCGATTCAGCCAGCACGACAGCGGCGGCGGCCCATGAGTCAGAGAAACTCAGTGCCCAAGTTGGGTCATAGTCGCCGGTCGTGGCGACGCGCCGCTCAATCGACGCCAACGCCGCCGTGCCAGATCGCGTGCGGACCTGCGTCCAGTTGGCGACCGCGGACCAGGCGGCGGTCGAGTTGAGCGAGGTCGCGACCGCCGTAATTAGCGCGGGCGCGGATGCAACGGATGCGAGGTTGACGGACGGCGCGTTGCTTGCGCCATTGGCCCCGGTGGGCGTGCCAATGACCGGCGTCACCACGTCGACCTCGTCGACTTCTTCGACGCTGATGCTGATCCAGTTGCTGGCCGCGTTAGGCGTCGCCGTGACAGTAAACGGCGCGACTGCATCCGACGGCACGCGCAGCGTCCAAATGCCGGCCCACATCTGCGCGCCCGCGCCTGTACCTTGCTGAAGAATGCGCTGCGTGTATGTGTTCGGACCAAGCGGCGAGCCGACGCGCTGGTTGTCGGTAATCGCGATTGTCGTGGCCGTCTGCATGAAACCCGAGACCTTGACGACGAGTACGTCGTCGGGCTCGGGGGCGTTAGGCAAGGTAACGGAAACGCTCGCCCCAGACTCAACGCTTGCGATGGCCGACTGCACGGTGCCGATGCCGGGCGCGGCCGGCACCGTGTCAGGCATCGTCCACGCGCCCGACAGCGTCGGCGCCGAGCCGCTCGCGTAGGTCGGCGCGTCGGCCGAATAGACCGGGTTCGAGCGCGCGACGCCTGCGTAGTCAAGATTCGACCAGGTGTCGGCGTAGGCGGCGTTCGAGACGTTGCTCGACAGCGCGGCGCTGATCGACCCGCCGTCGAAGTAGTTAGCGCAGATCAGATTAGTCGTGCTGACCGCTGCCTGTGACGCGAACTCGGCCTCGACCTCGGCATCCGACAGTGCGCGGGACCAGAGTTTCACGTCGGCGATCTTGCCCCGGAACCACGTCCCGAGCGTCGTGTCGGCCGCGCTGATGTGGATGTTGTCTAGCGTGTCGTTGTATTGCGGATTCGGTGCGGTGATTGCGCTGACCGAGCCGCCGGGCGGCTGAATCAGACCGCGCAACTCGGACTGATCCGATCCGTTGACCGTGCCAACCAGCGCGACGCTGACCCACACGCCGGTTGCACTAGTGCCGATCGTGCGGCTGTTCGTGGCGTTGCGATAGTTGACGCCGACGCGCCATCCGGTCGCACTGCCCGCCCAATACAGCTCATGATATTGGCTGCTGGTCGTCTCCAGTGAGATCGCAGCGCCGGCCGTGTCGCTGTCTAGGTACGCCTTGCACGTAATCGTGAACGCGCGATGGCTGATCGCGTTGTTGCTGTCGATCCCGCAGACGTGCGTATTGCTTGTAAATTGGACGCTCATTGCCGATCCAGCAGAAGTGAGTGCATCGCGTCGGCCGTGATGGTCGGCGTGCCCGGCTCATCGCGGAACGCATACATGCCGGTCGCCCACATCGTTTTCCGTGTGTCGAGATCCCAGCGGTAGACGCCCAGCTTCAGGAAGCAACTGTTAGGGTCCATTCCGACGTAGCCAAACGGCTCGTCCGCTGTCGCGGTTTTGTTCACGACCTGCGTCAGCGCGCCGGTTCCGATGGCCCGCCAAAGCTGCACGAACGGCCCCGAAGCCAGCGAGCGCGACACCTTGAAACGAATAACGAAGTGCTGCCACGCGGACGGCAACGAAATTGTTTCGCTAGTCCACAGGTCGGTCGAGTCCTTCGCTGCGCCAGATGTGTATTGCCCCCAAATCCGAAACGTCAGCGAGTCGCTGGTTGTCGACCACATTAGCTCAATTGGTGAGCGGTTGTAACCTCCGCCGGACTCGTGAAGATCGAAAATTGTGATGCCCAGCCCGACGCTCGTGTTAGTTGGATCGGTCGTGAAATCCGAATCCATGCGGATGGAGAACGCGACCCAGTAGGTGACGTCGTCGGTTACCGCGTAGCAGAGATACTGCGACCTCTGCGTGCCGCGCCAATCCAAATATCGGCTGTCGATGCGGTGAAGATGGGCGAGCTTCGCGGCGTTGGTCGGGTGCGTGACCCGAGCGATGGTGTACTCGCCGGCGGGCGCGGGGTCGCCCGGATTGCGGCTTACGGCAAGCACGCCAGGCTCGGGAAACTCCGTGATCGGGCGGGGGTTGACCCAAACGTCATTAACCTGCATGTAAGGATAGGTACTAGCATGCTGGCCCTGTTGCTCCGGCGTCTGCGCCCACGGAATCGCCGGGTCGATCCACGCGAACATCCGAGAATCAGTGACCTGCGGATACGCCAAACCGCCCCCACCACCGCCCCCGCCCGTGTCGAGCGTCGGGCCGGTAATCACAATCGTGCTTATCAGCAGATTCCCGTCTGCTGCGAGGTCGTCAGTGAGCAGCGCCTCGCCGCCGCCGCCCGTTTTGGTGAGCGTCACGGTGATATACACGCTGCCCGGATCGGCACGATTTGCAACCGTCAGCGTCCACGCACCCGAGTCGATGTCCGCGTCCGCGATTGACTCCTGCGTCACCGGCAGCGGCACCACAAGCGCCGATTCGGTCAGCGTCAGCAGCCCTACCGGCCCGCCGCTCCACACGATGACGCCCTCCCGACGAATCGTGAGCAGCGGTGATGCCCCAAGCGCGTCGCGCCAGACCGTCAGGTAAGCGAGACGCTTGTTGCCGTTGGTCGCGGCCGTCGCCGCCGCCATCGCATCGCGCTGGGTGGCGTCCGAGTAAGTAATGGTCATCGGGTTACCGCTTGACGAGGGTTGCGCGCCACGAAATCACACCGACCGAATCGGTTGTATTGCCGACGGTGACGCCGCCGACGATGCCGTAGCGCGTGCGCGAAATGCGCAGGATCGGCCGGATGGTTTCGCCTGCGCTGGCTTGGATCGTCGCGAACAGCGTGACGGTCGCGCGTCTGGTTTCGTTTGCGGGCGCAGTTAACGCCTCGCGGCTGATAAGGGCGACGCCCTTTGCGGTCTCGTAGATCCCGGCATACATGCGGTTCTCGCCGCCGCCACCGCCGCCCGTGCCGCTGCCGCTGACCTCGAATGTCATCGAGACCTCGAACGTGCCCGACGCCGCAGCCGTGATCGCAAACGGGGCAACGTCGATAAACTGCGGGCCGGGGTTGCCGAATACGGCGCCAGGCGAATCGCCCGACGTCATGTCAGTTGCGGCGCCCTGCGCGAGTCCACCCGTGCCGACGACAGGCGATCCGCCGCCGTCCCACGGCGGCAGCTCAGTCGTGCCGAGCGGCACCTCGCCAAAAAACGGCCTCGCAGCCCACAGGTATTTCAGACCGAAGATGTCCGATGCGGTCCAGTTGCCGCCAGCCGCTAGGAAAAGCCGCGCGTACCGCGCGCCCGCAGGCGCAGTCGCAAACAGCGACGACACGGCGCCATCGCCTGCGTAGTTCGCGAGACTAGACGGGCTCGGTGCGGTTTGGATTGCGTATCCGGGGACGATGTTTCCGTTGACTCCGCTGAGCTGAGTGTCCGCGCCGTCGTACCAATACACGGCAACGAACGGATCAACCGACTGCCCGATCAGACCGCAGAACGCCACATAGCGCGCGCCTTCGCGCACCGCGATGCGGTCGCTGATGACGTATGCCGTATTTCCCGGACCGGTGGCAGTCGATGTGATCTGTAGCCGAGCATTCGATATCGGCCCCGCGATGGCGAAGAACTGCTCTTTAAGGAACACGGCGTTCCCGAAGATGTTCCCCCACCGCTCGACGCCGTACTCAAACGACGCGTTAGCGAGCAGGTTCGCCGACAGCGTACCGATAGGCTGGCCGTTGGTCGGCAAGTCCGCGTTCAGCGTGAACGTCGGCACCCAGTAGATATTCGATCGCGCACCGGTCGCGGAGACGTGCGCGAGGTACAGGTTGAGCGTGTCGCTGCCGCTGACCGGCTCGATGCGCGCGCTAGTCGCGTTCGCGGCCGTTCGCAGCAACCGAAAGTCGGTTTCCTCGGCGCGCTTCCAGAATACTTCGGTCACGACGTCGGGCGACGCCGGCTCGTTCCAGGTAATGTCCAGGTACGGAACCGCCGTGCCGTCTGCGCGCGAGTAAAAACTCGTCGCGCTGTTGATGAGCTGTACGCCAGAAGGCGGCGCCACGTAACGCGGGTCGGGCAAGTTGCTGTTCGGCGCCGGGTCGAGCGTCGTCGCGTCCGCATCGAAATCCCACGCGTAGACGGCAGTTGCTTCTTCCTGCAACACAAGCCGCACGCGCGACAGGTCCGCGAATTCTCGTTCGATCACTCGGAACAATTTCGCGGACCAGCCGTAGCGCTCGAGCGTGAGGTTGACCGTGTCGCCAGGCTGCAGCCGGTAGGCGCCGAGCTTCCAGTCCGCGACGATGGTCACCGCCTGGCGCGAGCGGTTCAGAATGAGCTTCGCGATGCGCTGCGCCATCACCGACGACTGCGTCATCGGCAACTCGATGTCCTCGTAGACGACCTCGCCGTTGTCCTGCGCCGCGTAGAACGCGCTTTCGTACGGCGGGAAGTCGCTGATCGCGTAGAAATTGTCCGGGTCGCGGAACCTGCCGCGCACGGCGTTGAACAGGTCCGCTCGCGGCTGCCGCGCAATGACGGTGATCTCGCCGCCCGCCAAGTCGCTGTCGTCCAAATCGAACGGCGTGGCGACGTTGGCAACGCCCGCGCGGATGTACCACTGCCCGCCGCTGTAGAACGCACTGCCGACCATCGACGACAGGATCGCCTCGAGGTTGGCCTTGCGGCTGGCGTCGGTCGAAAGCACGCCATCGCAGAGATAGCGCGGCGCGGAATTGACGGTCTCGTCACACGCGTTCGCCGCCGCGATGATGCTCGGCCAATTGATGCGCGACGACGCAACGCCGAACCCGAGCGTGTCCATAAGATAGTCGGCCGCGCACAGTGCCGGGTTGCGCGACCACGTCCATGTCGACGGGTCCGCCACGCGCTGCGACCCGCTGCCGCCGTTGGTGCTATCTGCGCGCGGGTCGTAGACCTTCTTCCCGCGAACGATTGCGGACGCGGCCGGAACGCCAGACGTATAGATGGAATCGTCCCAGCGATGCGTGACGTGCAGACGCGCCACGCCGCGCTGCAGATGCGCAGACGTCCACGGCGCGTCTTGGCCCGCAGTCCACGTCTCAAGGTCAGTGTCTCGCTCGCCAGCCGCCAGCCCCAGGAACCGTTTTATTTTGGCCTTGCTCTGCCCGCGCGTGGCCGTGAACGTGACGACAAGTTCGACGCCTATGGCGTTGAACGTGCCGGTGTCAATCAGCGTGATCGTCTTGGCGTTGAGCGAATACGTGTAGTCGGTATCCGGCGTCAGCAGCGACTGCGAGCGCTGGCCCTCGCCCGTGTCGTACACGAACGCCACTGAGTCGATGGACGCCAGGGGCGCGGACTCGGTAATGGTTAGCGTCTGGCTGTTCGACGATGACACGAACGACTGGGTCAGCCCGACGCGCTCGGACTTGTACCAATCCGAGCCGAGCGTTACTTCGTCGTTGCCGTCAAGTGTGCCGACGCTTTCCTCGTTGAACCACACGGCCTCGATTGCATCGACCTCGTGGCCGGTCAGCGAGTAGACGATGGTGATTTCGTCGTCGATGCCAAGGTCGGTGCCGCCATCGTGCGATGCGCCGTAGCTGATGACGCCGGCGACGCGCGTGCGACCGTAGACGATCGTGCGCGGTGCATCCGACGCGCGGATGGGCACGGTGCGATCCTGCAGCGTCGACAATGCGGCGCGCTCGGCCTTGCGCCGCGCGTAGTTGCTATACCCGACGGACGCGACAAGCAGCGAGCCGTAGACGATGGCGGATGCAATCGTGGTGGCCGCAATTCCGGTTGCGAGTACACCCGCGCCGACGGCGGCCGAGGTCGCCAGATATGCGACGGCTAGTTGCGGCACTCAGATCCTCCAAGCGGCGACGGCATGCGCCATCGGCACCAGCACCAAACCATTCGCGCCGGGCCCTGCGATGTCGGCGCTAACGCAGATCCCAAGCGTCTCGCGATCGTCGAGCACCAGCAGCACCACGTCGCCGCGCTGCGCAAACGAAGCGGGGATAGGCTCGCCCAGCAGCGCGCACGCCATGTCACGCAGCGACCCCTGATCGCGCAACAGCCGGGCATACGCCTCGGGCGTGTCGGCCCGCGGGATTGCCAGCCGCTCGCCTGTGATCGCTTCGACCGCATCTGCGGCAAAAGTTGCGCAGTCGTTCTGCGCCCACGCAAACGGCATCACGCGGCGCGCGTCCATGAACGCGTAGAGCCGCGCCTCCCAATCCGTGACCCGCATCATCCGCGCCTCAATGCGTCGCCGCTCGGGAACGGCAGCGCCTTCTCGCGCATTTGCGCGACGTACTGAAACCCGAGGTCGCCCGGGTATTGCTTTTGCTGGTCGGCGTCTGTGAAACGGCGAACGGCCGCCGACATGAGCGCCGCCATTTCGGACTCGACCGTCAATGCGATGGTTGCGGACTGTTCACCCTCGACGATCGTCATCGTGTCCAATCGCCCCGCGTACTCCGCAACCGGCGTTCCGATGAGCGCGCCGGCCGAATCCAGCAGCCCGAGCCATAGCGTGATCGGCCGGCCTTGGAACTCGCCTACCAGCGCGAGCGAAATCAGGTTGGACGGCACGCCAGACATCGTGACCCGCAGCCCGACGGATTCGATGGCGCCGGTCTCGCGGATCGGCTCGATGTTGACCAGCCCGCCCGTACCGAGCCACGTGTAGCCGTTCCAGGCAATCGACGCGCCAGCGGTGCAGTACCGCTGCACGTTGTCCACCGCGAAATCAATCTGCGCAAACACGACGGGCACGACATGCGACGCGTCCAGCGCGGACTGCTGCGCAATGGATAGACTTTTCACGCCGTGACCTCGATCAGCTCGAGCGTGATGGGCGGCGCCTCGCCCGGCACGAACTGCGCGGACCAGTCGCTAGAAGCAAGCCGGAAAAGCGCGGTCGG